AACCTTCGCGCTTATGACTTTGTTTCACAAGAACTCAGAGCGTCAGAAGACCCAGAGTTTGAAACCTTCTACACCAAGAACATTCTCCTGAACGAAGGACTTCGTGCTTGGATGGCACCAGTGGATCAACCACATGAACAATTTGTGTTCCCAGAAGAAGTGTTGCCAAGAGGCAATGCACTCTGATATACTAAGGACCTACGGGTCCTTTTTTTATGCTTACTATCACAAACTACTTGACAGCATTCTGGTCTGTTGTAGTGATGAATTGCATTCAACCTGCAAATTGGCAATATTGTATGCCAGTTCACGAGTGGTTGTTACCAGAAGTTATGGTTGGCATACAATATTATCTTGACAAGGATATGAACTTTTTATATAATACTGAACGAGAATACTTAAAAAACCTCAAATGAAAATTTTTCTTGATACCGCAGACACAGAAATTATAAGAAAGTATTTTGAAACTGGATTGGTAGACGGAATTACCACAAACCCAACTCTGATTATGAAGTCTGGTCGTAACCCAGATGATGTATATCAAGAACTCTCTGATATGGGAATCAATGATATCAGTATGGAAGTCATGGGAAACGCTCAGGAGATGCTTGACGAGGGTATGAGACTGTCTGATAAGTTTGGTTCCGTCTCTACCATCAAGGTCCCATGCACACGCGATGGTCTTGCTGCGTGTAGGGAACTCACGAAAGAACGAATCCGTACTAACGTCACACTTGTCTTCTCCGCCGCTCAGGCAGTCCTTGCGGCAAAGTCTGGAGCAACATATGTTTCTCCTTTTGTAGGACGCTTGGATGACCAGTCAGTAGCAGGCCTTGAGGTTGTACGCTCCATCGCCGGACTTTATCAAATTCATGGTATCAAGACTCAAGTTCTTTCTGCATCTATTCGTAGTGTTCAGAGGGTTGTTCGTTCTTGGTATAACGGTGCTCATATTGTTACCATGCCCCCTAAGATTCTTGAACAGATGTATGACCATATTCTTACAGATAAGGGAATGGAAATTTTTGAAAAGGATTGGGAGTCAGTACAAAAATGAAATTTACAATTTACTCGAAGGATGGTTGCCCATTCTGCACCAAGATTCAACAAGTAATGCAATTGGTCGAATTACAACACGTCATATATAAACTTAACAGAGACTTTACTCGCGAAGAGTTTTATGACAGGTTTGGCCAAGGATCAACCTTCCCACAAGTCGTTCTAAATGATGACCAAACTCTTGGTGGTTGTACAGAAACTGTTAAGTATTTACAAGAAAAAAATGTAATTTAATGGAAGAAACATATCAAATTGTAGAGTCTGCAATTGATTATGCTTTTCAAGGTAAATTTGTCCTCGGATTTTATGAGTATCTTAAATCCAGCAAAACAAAAAGATGTGATGTGCAAGAGTTTATTAAAAGTCAAACAGCAAAAAACATACAAGATCTTATTTTGCAGTTAGAGGATTACTTAAAGGGTGGGGATAAACAACTTAGGGAAGCGTATGGTCACATACCAAAACCCCAGGCCAGAAAAATAAAAAACTATCTTTCTGGTATTCTTGAAGACGCTTTGAGGTATAGTAATGACCGAAAACCAGGACGACGAAAGAAACAATCTAAATAATCATGAACCCCACACAAATCGGGGTGTTGAACTACTACTACGAAATAGGAGGAAGAAATCAGACCCGCCCAAAACTTTTCAGATAAAGTTTGGTAAAATGATTTCTCTCCTCCGCAGAGAGTTTGTCATCCATCTAAACTTTTATCTAGATGTAAGAAAAAAGTAACTCTCTGGAGAAAGAAAAATGTTAGCAGTCACTCTCACGATCGGAACCTTAGTTTCTATTATGTTCTTTTTTGTTGGAGGAGTAGTAGGATGGTTGGCCAAGGAACATATCTATGCAACCCAACCAGTGTATACACACCCAGAGATGTTTGATGAGAACGGAAATGTTCTCCCAGATGAAATTTTAGCAGTACGATTTGAAAATAGTTATGACGACCTCACAGAAGAAGAAGACCACGACAATTGAAAGTCTTCCACACAACCCATTTATTTTTGAAATTTTAGAACTTGCTTCCAAACAAAGAAGCAAAGCAAAAAAAGTGGAAGTGTTGCAGACATATGAACATGATGCATTGAAAACAATTTTCATCTGGAACTTCGATGATACAGTAATTTCAGTGCTCCCTGAAGGTGAAGTTCCTTATGCAGATGGTAATGACCAGTCTGTTTACTCAGGAACTCTTTCTGAGAATCTGGCAAGGGAAGCAAAGGGTGGAGAGTCTGCAACCGGACAAGATCTAGACGGTAGAGGAAAAACTTCTCTCCGCCGTGAATATCAAAATCTTTATCACTACGTAAAGGGTGGTAATGGTGGATTAACTCCAGTCCGTAGAGAAATGATGTTTATCAATCTTCTAAGAGGACTTCACCCCAAAGAAGCTGAACTACTAATTTTAGTAAAAGACAAAGACCTTACAAGCAAATACAAAATTACTCATGAAATCGTGAAACAAGCTTATCCTGACATTACTTGGGGGGGTCGTTCATGACAGTCCAACTAGAAAAGGAAGAGCTTATGGAAGAAAATTTCTATCCAGAGAAACAAATAGATGAAAAAAAGTATAGTTGCCAAATTCTTTTAGAAAAAACCACAATACAACAAGCAAACGATAAATCATTCCCAACCGATGCGAGGTTGATATGGTATAAAGTTAATGGTACCGAATATGTTGATCTAACTCGTTGTCGCAAGACAGTGGAATTATTTGATATGTATTACGATAAGTACGGCAAAGGAGCAGTCCAAAAAATTGATTTTGGATATGGTTCTGTTAATCCTAAACTTTGGGGATACAAATCAAAAGACTCGGAGAAAAAGAAAAAATAGTATGGATAAATTGACCTCACAATTCCAAATTATGCAAATGCGAAAAGAAATTAAAATCTTACATGAAGAGATACGTGAGTTAAAATTAATGTTAAAGAAACAGACTCCGGAGTGGTGCCACCCAGAGTCTGCCATGAATTTTTCTGATCCATATCCCATTGACAAAATGGGTAAATAGTATTATGATAACAACCATATAACATCTTCATTATGGACTACAAACCCTACTCATCAGAGTGGCATCGACTAAGGTATCTCAAAGAAGCAATCGATCGATACTTTGACGACTATGCTCCTACTGAGACTATTTTAGAAGATATTGATACCATTCTCAGTGATAGATCTGAGACTGCTTTGGATGAGTACACTAGAGTTACAGATCTACAGAAAAAACTGCGAGAATAAAATGCTTTCAACTCAATATCGCCTCAGACTAGAATCTATTTGTCAATGTATTGCAAACAAACAACAAGTTCCTCTAGAGGATATGATATGGGCAGAGAAACTTGCTAAGGCGCATACAACAGCGCGAGATTGGTTAAATAAAGCACGTCGTCAGGCCTCTCAAGATATTCAGGAGGGAAGCACTGACGATTTTTTGAATAAGATGGGATTAGGAGACCCCGACCCATCTAACTACAAAACGGGGTTTGATGGTGCAGAAGATATAAAAGACTGGTTTCAGAGAGATAAACCTGATGATTGGAGACAGAGAGATTAATATTGCAAAATTTATAGTATATGATGATACCATAATCAAGTTATGTAATATATGTATCTCCCGATACAAAACTATTTGACTATATAGTGTGTAAGGGTTATAATAACCTCATACGTTCATCTTATGGCAAGCATTCTACTCGGACTAACCATCTTTGCATCTCATGCAGATCATTTGACTAAACCTTATAACTGGCATATGTCATGTGAAAGGTGGCAAATCAGATCTCTTGAAATACAACAAGATGATAACCTGGACTATAACTCCAAAGTTTTTCTAATCAGATATCTTAGGAGTAAAGTTCATGGCGAGTGTGATGGCTTGATATAAGACGCAAGTAAGTCGCGGAACGGAGCGTTCATCCTCATGGTTGCTTTATTAGCATCACTACTTACATGTTCGGATTATGACTGGTTGGTTAATGGAGTCAAAAAACTTGACGAAATTTCCACTAGTGATAAATTAGAATTAATTTATCACTTTGCAGAGTCAACAGATCCAAAATGTTTCTATGTAGATGAGGACGCAAACGACTGAAGGAACGG